ATAATTGAAAATTCATAATCATGAGCATAATATTTAACGCATCTGATCACAGCTATAGAAGTATAGAAGATACAGGTATTGAATGGATAAGTGTAACTACACTTGTATCCCATTTTAAAAAATCTTTTGATGCCAAAGCTGTAGCTCAGAAAGTAAGCAAAAATAAAAAATCTAAATGGGCCGGAGTAGATCCTCAGACTATTCAAGATATTTGGAATAATGAATCTACTAGGTCTACTACTCTTGGTTCATGGTATCATAACCAAAGAGAAGATGACTTATGTGCACTAGCTTCTATGGAAAGAGAAGGTGTAACAGTACCTGTATTTAAACCATCAGAAGTTAAAGAAGGAGTTAAGGTGGCTCCATTACAAAAATTAGAACCAGGTGTGTATCCAGAACATATGGTCTATTTAAGATCAGTTGGTCTTTGTGGCCAATCAGATTTAGTAGAAGTAGTGAATGGTAAAGTAAATATTATTGACTACAAAACTAACAAGGAGATAAAGAAAGAATCTTATGTTAACTGGGAAGGAATATCTGAAAAGATGGCTCACCCTGTCAATAATTTAGATGACTGTAACTTTTATCATTATGCTTTACAACTTAGCATTTATATGTATATTATATTAAAGCATAATCCTAAATTAAAACCAGGAAGCATTTATATTCATCATATAACATTTGAAGTAGATAGAGAAGATCAGTGGGGTTATCCAATTGCAAAACTAGATGATAATGGAGATCCTATAGTAAAAGAGGTAATACCTATGGCAATACCTTATCTAGTAGAAGAAGTGCATGCACTTATTCATTACCTTCATGAGAACAAACAAAATATTAAAAAGAAATAAAGATGCTGATTAAACTATTTGATGTACAGAACAGAACAGTAGTTCCAACTGAACATTGCTATACACTTAAATCTCTAAAAGATATAATGGATAATTATCCAGATGATTATCTAAAAATATATCAGTACTTGTTTTATATGACATGTCCTGATCCAGATATGAATCCTTTCTTTCATACACCACAAATAGAAAAGGAAACACTAGTTATAAGAGAAATAGATGGGGAATTCTCAACAGAAGATGAGGATATCTTTAATGCTCTTAAGTTCTGTGAAAAATTATATGAGACTCCAACATCCAGAGCCTATGGTGGTATGCAAAAAGCACTTGATAGGATATCTAATTACTTGTCTACTGCACAAATCACAGATGGTAAAGATGGCAACATAGCTCAGATAAGAGCATTAGCAAAAGACTTTGATGGTATTAGACAATCATTTAAGGGTGTATACAAAGACCTACAAGATGAGCAGTCTAGTAAAGTTAGAGGAGGAATTGGATTATCTTATGATTCTTAATTATGAGTGAAATCTATCAAGATATACCCTGTTGGGATAATGGTACATGGACTACTGTTAGTTATAATTCTAGAGAAGAATTTTCTAGTGCTATAGCTGATATATTTAAAGAGCCTGGTAAATATGAATTTGATGATACCAGCTTACTATTCAATGAACAAGCTACAATATTTAGAACTCAGAATGTTTATTGTATTGCTCCCTTTAAATCTAAAGACTTTATATATTATTGGGATGATCAAAAAAACAAATGTAGAAAAGGAGTTTTTTATATTAAAGGTGATAAGAAATGGTTCTTAACCAGAGATTATTATATGTGGTTAAACTTCTTACCAATCTTTGATAAAGAACAACAGAAGTTTGACTTTGCTAAGATCCGTGATGCTCAGTATCACATGGCTCTGTATGAATTACTTGCAGAACTAAACTATAAACATGTTGCTATCTTAAAGAAACGTCAGATAGCATCTTCTTATTTTCACATATCTAAGTTACTTAATCAATTATGGTTTGAGTCAGGGGTAACATTAAAAATGGGAGCCAGTCTTAAAGATTATATTAATGAGAAAGGTTCTTGGAAGTTTTTATCGGAATATGCTGCCTTCCTTAATGAACATACTGCATGGTACCGTCCAATGTCTCCAGACAAAGTCTTAATGTGGCAGCAGAAGATTGAAGTAAGAAAAGGAGACAGAAAAACAGAAGTGGGTCTAAAAGGTACTATGCAAGGTATGTCTTTTGAAAAAGATCCAACAAATGGTGTAGGGGGTCCAGTTAAATACTTCTTTCATGAGGAAGCTGGGATTGCTCCTAAGATGGATACTACATATGAGTACATGCGTCCAGCCATGAGATCTGGTTTAATTACTACAGGTATGTTTATTGCTGCAGGATCTGTAGGTGACTTGTCTCAATGTGAGCCTTTGAGAAAAATGATTCTTAAACCAAATGACAGTGATGTATATCCTGTAGAAACTAACCTAATAGATAATAAAGGTACTATAGGTTTATCAGGTTTATTTATACCTGAACAATGGTCTATGCCACCGCATATTGATGCTTATGGTAATTCACTTGTGGAAGAAGCATTAGAAGCATTAGATAAACAATTTGATATTTGGAAAAAAGAATTGGATCCTGAAACTTACCAGTTAAGGATATCACAGCATCCTAGAAATATAGAAGAAGCTTTTGCTCATAGATCAGTATCTGTATTTCCATCACATCTTATAGCTGCACAACAAAGAAGAATAGAAGATAAAGAATATGCTTATGAATTCTTAGATATTGCTACAGATGAGAATGGAAAACCTTCTGTTAAAACTTCAAACAAAAGACCAATCATAGAATTTCCAATTACTAAAAGTACAGAAGATAAAACTGGTGTATTAGTAGTATGGGAAAGACCTATTAAAGATCCCTCATTTGGGCAGTACTATGCTTCTATTGACCCTGTATCAGAAGGAAAAACTACTACCTCTGAATCTTTATGTTCTATATATGTAATGAAAGCACCGGTTGAAGTAACTAAAGTAACTGGTACAGAAACAGAAACATACATTGAACCAGATAAGATTGTAGCTGCATGGTGTGGAAGATTTGATGATATTAATAAAACCCACCAGAGATTAGAGTTAATTATAGAATGGTATAATGCATGGGCTGTTATAGAGAATAATATTTCTTTATTTATCCAGTATATGATATCTAGAAAGAAACAAAAGTATTTAGTGCCAAAGAGCCAGATATTATTCTTAAAAGATTTAGGTGCCAATGCAAATGTATTCCAAGAGTATGGTTGGAAAAATACAGGTACTCTTTTCAAGGCTCACCTTCTTAGTTATGCCATAGAATATACTAAAGAAGAATTAGATATTGAAACTAAAACTGATGGTACAATTGTAAGAACAAAATATGGTATAGAAAGGATACCAGATCCTATGTTGCTTAAAGAAATGAAAGCATATACTGATGGAGTCAATGTGGATAGACTTGTTGCTTTTTGTGCACTGGTAGCTTTTATGAGAATACAACAAGCTAATAGAGGATATACAAGAAGAACAATCATGGATGATGCAGCTAAAAACTTGCAGAAGTCAGAAAATTTGTTTAAATTAAATAGAAGTCCCTTCCGCCATATGGGAGGAAGCCGTAATAGTATGGGAACAGATATTAAAAGATCTGCTTTTAAAAACATTAAATAGTAAATATGAAAATTATAAATGCTATACAAGCCAAGGGTGGAGCTAAAACTGAGAATAACAGAATGGGTAGTATTACCCAACCATTACAATTTATTTCAAAAACAGAAAAAGATGAAAAATGGGCAGCTTGGAATTTAGATTGGTTAGAGTGGCAAGGGCTTAAACAAATCCGCAGAAATGCTAGAAGGCTGATGAAGAACTATAAACTTGCTAAAGGTGTTATAGATAAATCAGACTACATAGTAGAAGAAAACAATGACTATAGAGATATAGTTGATTTACTTACTAAAGAAGATGTATCAGCTTTAGAGTTAAAGTTTTATCCTATTATACCAAATGTTATTAATGTTCTGGTAGCTGAATTTGCTAAGAGATCAACTAAACTTACATATAGAGCAGTAGATGAACTTTCATATAATGAATTGCTAGAAAATAAAAGGCAAATGGTTGAGGATACATTACTGGCAGATGCTAGAATTAAAGTAGCTTCAGCATTAATGGATAATGGTCTTGATCCAGATTCAGAAGAATTTCAACAAGAAACATCTCCAGAAAAATTAAAATCCCTTCCTGAAATAGAAATGTATTTTAAAAAGAATTACAGATCCTTGATTGAAGAATGGGCAACTCACCAACATAAAGTAGATGTAGAAAGATTTAGAATGGATGAGCTAGAGGAAAGAGGTTTCCGTGACATGCTCATTACAGATAGAGAGTTCTGGCATTTCCGCATGATGGAAGATGATTATGAAGTTGAGTTATGGAATCCTGTAATTTCATTTTATCATAAATCTCCGGATAACAGATATATTTCTCAAGCTAACTGGGCTGGTAAAACAGATATGATGACACCATCAGATGTTATTGATAGATATGGTTATCTAATGGAAGAAGAACAGTTAGCTGCTCTTGAAGCAGTATATCCTATTAGATCTGCAGGATATACTATTGGAGGTGTTCAGAATGATGGTTCTTTTTATGATGGTACTAAATCACATGACTGGAATACTAATATGCCATCACTAGCTTATAGACAGTATACAACTGCAATGGGTGGTACTGTACTTGAGGGAGGAGATATTATTACTCAAATCTTAGCAGAAGGAGAAGATTACTATGATCAAGGTACTGCATACTTATTAAGAGTTTCTACAATATATTGGAAATCACAAAGAAAGGTTGGGCACTTAATAAGTGTTAATGATAATGGTGAAGTTGAAATGGATATTGTTGATGAAAACTATAAGATATCAAATAAACCAGTTTATGATACCAGATTAATGAAAAATAAAACCAAAGACAATTTAGTCTATGGTGAACACATTGATTGGATTTGGATTAATGAAGTGTATGGTGGTGTAAAAATAGGCCCTAACATTCCTTCTTTCTGGGGTATGAATAATCCTGGAGGATTTACACCAATGTATTTAGGTATTGACAGAGCTAAGATAGGACCTTTAAGATTTCAATTTAAAGGAGATAATACTCTATATGGTTGTAAGTTACCCGTGGAAGGAGCCGTATTCTCAGATAGAAATACTAAGTCAACTGCTTTACTTGACTTAATGAAGCCATATCAGATTGGATATAATATTGTTAATAATCAGATTGCAGATATACTAGTTGATGAGCTTGGTACTATTATCATGTTAGATCAAAATACTTTACCAAGACATTCATTAGGAGAAGACTGGGGGAAAGGAAATTATGCAAAAGCTTATGTAGCTATGAAGAACTTCCAGATGTTACCATTGGATACTTCTATTACAAATACTGAGAATGCTCTTAATTTTAATCATTTCCAAAAACTAGATCTATCTCAGACAGAAAGATTAATGTCTAGGATACAGTTGGCTAATCACTTTAAGCAACAAGCTTATGAAGTAATTGGTGTCAATCCACAAAGAATGGGACAACAGTTATCTCAAATGACTGCTACTGGAGTAGAACAAGCTGCAGCATCATCTTATGCTCAAACAGAAGTATTCTTTATTCAGCACTGTGATTACTTAATGCCAAGAGTACATCAGATGAGAACAGATTTAGCACAGTTCTATCATTCAACTAAACCATCAACAAGATTAACTTATATCACAACAGCTGATGAAAAAGTTAATTTTGAAATAAATGGTACTGATTTATTAATGAGAGACTTAAATATTTTTGCAAGCACAACTGCTAACCATAGAGCAATTCTAGAACAGTTAAAACAAATGGCAATGCAAAATAATACTACTGGAGCTTCTGTATATGACTTAGGTAGAATAGTACAATCTGACTCTATTGCGGAACTTAATCATGTTCTTAAAGATTCTGAAGCTAAGCTTGCTGAACAAAAACAACAAGAATCTCAAGCACAACAACAAATGCAAGATCAGAAACTTAAAGCTGATGCTGAAGAAGCTAGACTTAAAAGAGAGTATGAAGAAGTTCAGAAAGAAAAAGATAGACAAACTGAAATTCTTGTTGCTGAAATTAGAGCTGCTGGTTACGGATCTATGGGAGATGTTAATCAAAATGAAATGTCTGACTATCAAGATGCTATGAAAGATATAAGACAAACTGAACAATATCAATCACAGAATCAATTACAAAGAGATAAAGATGCAAACAGAATGGTAATTGATAGAGACAAGAATGCTATTGAAAGAGAGAAGTTAAATGCTCAAAGAGATATAGCTGATAAACAACTACAAATTGCAAAAGTTAACAAAAACAAGTATGATAAAGGTGGGTCTACAAAAGCTAAATCATAGACTTAGCTATATAGTGCACAAAAGTTTTTGCATCTTTTAAATTTATCAAGTTTATTTAGTATATTAAAGTATAACATAAAAAACCAACACTTATGGAAAACGCAAACCCAACTGGGGAAACCCAGGTATTAGACACTACAACGGTAGGTCAAGTAGATGTAAATATTGATGAGATCTTCGGAATGCCTGGAGCAGAAAATGTAATGCTTCCAGAAGAAGAAAAACCAAAGTCATTATTTTCAAAAGAAAATGTTGACACCACGTTCCTTGACAACTCAGCTACAACTCCTAAACAAAAGGCAGAAGAAGCTGAAAAGAAAGCAGAAGTTGAAGAAACAATTGCTGAACTAGATAATCTTATTTCTCAAGAAGAAGATGCTGGTAATAAAGGAAGACCAAAAGTTGATAAATCAGGTCTTGCTGAACTTGCTACTAAAATGATTGAGGAAGGAGCATTAGTACCTTTTGATGATGACAAACCATTAGAAGAATATACTACTAAAGATTTTAGAGAACTGTTTGAAGCTAACTTCCAAGAAAGAGAAGATAAAATCAGAAATGATGTTCCTAAAGAATTCTTTAACTCTCTTCCTGAAGAATTACAATATGCAGCAAAGTATGTTGCAGATGGTGGACAAGATTTAAAAGGTCTTTTTAGAACTCTTGCTCAAGTAGAAGAAATGAGACAACTTGATCCTACAGATGAATATGATCAAGCTGAAATTGCAAGACAGTATCTTTATGCAACTAATTTTGGTACATCTGAGGAAATAGAATCAGAAATCCAAGATTGGCAAGATATGGATAAGCTTCAACAAAAAGCTAATCAATTCAAACCTAAGTTAGATAGAATGCAAGAAGAAATAATTGCAAGACAACTAGCAGAACAAGAAGATAGAAAAGATCAGCAACAACAAGCAGCAAAAGTTTATACTGATAATGTATATAACACACTTGCAATTGGTGAAATTGGTGGTATTAAGCTTGATAAAAAAACTCAAGGTTTACTTTACTCAGGATTAGTTCAACCAAATTACCCTTCAATTTCTGGCAAACCTACAAACTTACTTGGTCACTTATTGGAAAAGTATCAGTTTGTAGAACCAAGACATGACTTAATTGCTAAAGCACTTTGGTTATTAGCTGATCCAAATGGATTTGAAGCTAAAATTAGAGAGCAAGGAAGTAAAGCAGCTGTAGAAAAAACAGTAAGGCAATTAAAAACAGAGGAATCTAGGAAAACATCTTCAAGTAATGGAACATATGATAATGAAGAAAAAAGATCAACACCTAGTAGAGCTCCTCAAAAAACCATCTCAAGAGCTAATATGTTCAAGAGATTTTAATTAGTAACAAATAAACAAATATAAAAATGGCAACTCCAGTTTTAAACAATGGTATATTCCTCAGAGATACCGCGTACCAAGCTAGTTCCCATGTGGATTCTTACCACTTGGTAAACATGCTAAAAGATGCTGAGCCTATGGACTTAGGCCCAGTTGACTTATGGGCTATGGCTCAGAAAGTTGAAATGCCACTTTATCAAATGTCATCATTTGGTGGTAAGAATGTTATCATGGTTGATAACGCTCGTGGTGAATACAAATGGCAGACTCCAGTTTCTACTGATCTACCATATGTAATTGAAGATATTGAACCAGACAATACATTTAAAGGTATTGAAGGTACAACCTTCCGTCTTAAATTAAGCCGTAGAGAATTTGGACATGGTGATATCATCACTTATGACAAATACAATGGTGTTGAGATGTACATTACAGATGAAGACATTCTTCCTTTAGGAGATGGTTATATCTATACTGTACAGTTGGTAAACAATGACAATTACAAATACTTGGATAACAAGTACTTGGCTAATGGTACTAAAGTTTTCCGTAAAGGTTCTGCAAGAGGTGAATATGGTGAAAGATTCTCTGACATCACAACAAGAACAGGATTCCGTGAATTCTACAACTTTGTTGGTGGTGCTGAAGCTCACGTACATTATTCTATCTCTAGCCGTGCTGACTTGATGATCAAAGGTGGAATGAATGCAGATGGTACAGTTCCTGTAACTGAAATCTGGAGAACATTTGACAAATCAATTGATCCATCAATTACTTCTTTGGAAGACATGGTTAAAGTTCTTGGAAAAGACAAAGTTAAAAAAGCATTTGACAATGGTGATTTGTCACGTACTTTCTTAACAGCTATGGAAGCAGCTCACTTAACTAAAGTTGCATCTGACATTGAGACATACTTAATGTGGGGTCATGGTGGTAGAGTTCGTCAAGATGGACCAGATGATGTTAGATTATCTGTAGGTCTTTGGAAACAGTTGGATAACTCTTTCAAAAGAGTATACAACAAAAATAACTTTACATTAGACTTGTTCCGTGGAGAGATCTACAACTTCTTTAATGGTAAAGTTGAGTTCCAAGGTCCAGATCCAAAAAGATCTTTAGTAGTTCAAACTGGTATGGGTGGAATGAGAATGGTAAATGAAGCTATCAAACGTGAAGCAGTATCTTCAGGTTTATTAATTCAAGCTGCTGATATTGGTGCAATCACTGGTAAAGGTATGGACTTGAATTTTGGATTTGCTTACACTTCTTATGTAATTCCTTTCTTGGCAAATGTTAAGTTTGTATTGAACCCAGCATTTGACAATGTTCATACTAATGACATTGAGAACCCAATCATTGATGGTTTCCCATTAAGTTCTTAGATATCACTGATAACACAAATGATAATATCTACTTATTGAAATTATCTTGGGATAATCAATTGAAATGGTGGTATCAAAATGGTACTATGGACTACATGGGCCGTAGCCAAGGATTCCAGTCTTCAGGACAATTCAATGGTTACCGTGTAATGATGTCTCAAACAATGCCAGCTATCTGGGTAAAAGACCCAACTAAAGTGTTGAAAATTGTTATGAGAAACCCAATCACTGGTGGATCATTCTAATTAAATAAACTAAGGAGAGAGTGTCATCAGTGATACTCTCTCTTTTTTAAATAAAAAATAAACTAACAACAAACAAACCAACAACAAAATGGAAAATTTCACAATGGTAGAAACAGGCAAAGGGTCAGTAAAAAATACCCCTATTGCTGTTAAACCTTTTTTTGATTCAAAAGCTTCTAACATGGGATTAGAAGATTATGGTATGTCATTATTTGATGGGGTAACTCATAATGAACAATTAGCATGCCTTGAAAACAACGGAGTAGTTAGATATCTAACAGGCTTAAATGAGTTTTCACCTGATATTAAAATGTTAAATCCTGAAGAGCAATCTGCTAGAGTAAAAGAAATTAGAAAAGTAGTAGCTGAGCTTGAACAAGAACTAGCAGCAAACATGTTAGATGTTGAAGACCCAAAGTTCTGGAATAATGTAAAATTACTTAGACCAGATAATACTGAGTTTTGGAATAAAATAAATATAGCATGTGGTAATGATCCAGTGTTTTTAGATCCAAAAAATCCGTATGACAGAATTAAACTATATGCTATTGAGGCCGGAGGGTTTTCTATTGTAGCAAAAAGTTTTGATGATGCAAGATCTAGAGCTGTAGCTCCTAAGTTTTATTTAGATAAAACAGAAGAAACAGTAATGGTAAGAACTGAGTACAAAAAACTTAGAAATAAAGCATTGTCTGAACTACAAAAATTATTTGACAAAAACAGTACTAAATTATTCTACATTGCAAAAGTTGTAGATATCAATAGTACACAATATAGAAAATCTACACCAAATGATATTCTTTATGAGAATATGGATAACTACATCAATGGTTTAGGTGGAGAAAATAATAAAGAAAGAGCTGCTAAATCTTTCATGGATGCAGCAAATTTAGATATGGAAACATTAAAAATTAAATCAATTGTTAGAGATTCCGTATTTTTTAAGTATATTGTTAATAAGGCAGATGGTTATATCTATCACACTAAGACAAATGTAATGCTTGGAAGAAATGTGTCAGATGTAGTAGAACACTTGAAAAACCCTTTAAATGAGGATGTTTTGAAAGATCTTAATACTGCTTGTGAAAAGTATTGGAACGCATAAAAATAAAATAAAATGGCAGCAAATAAAAAAAGTGGAGTTAAAGTTGGTTTAAATGGTAACTTACCAGTACAAAAATCAGCAGGTTCTAAAGGCACTAAATCTGGAGTTAATCCTAAAGCTACTGTACAAAACTCTCCTAAAGGTAGAGTAGGTGGTAGTAACAAATCAGTACCAAGACCAAATAAAGGATAATGGCAGAAATGCTAAAAAGAAAAGACGGTAGTGTATCCCAGAAAGGTCTCTGGGATAACATCCGTAATGCTGCTAAAAAAAATAAGACTGCTGGTAAATCTGGAAAGAAACCTACTAAAGAAATGCTTAAGCAGGAAAAAAAAATTAAAGCAACTACTAAAAAGAAATAGTTATGGCTACTAAAAGTAATAAAAAAGGACCTTTAGGTCAAGAGTCTTCTTACATGGGCAATCCTATGAAAGCCTTCAGAGAAGGTGGACAAAAAAAAATAGATGCTTATAGAAAAGGTGGATATAACACACCTATCAATGGGATACCTAAAAAAGCTATGGGTGGTGGAGATGATCCAGTAAAGTCATATAAAAGTAAACAACCAAAATTGTCTAGTGTAACTATGGCTAATCCTTATGCAAAAACTAATCCTATAAGTGCGGCACTGAGTTATAAACCTTCTTCTATTACAAGACCTACTACTACAGCTCCTGTTGTAACACCGGCTCCTGTATCTGTTACACCAACTCCTGTTGCAGCAGCTCCAGTATCTTTTAAAGACAAAAAGAAAGATATGAAAGAACAAGCTAAATTAGACAGACTTCAGAATAAAATTGATATTAAAAAAGCTAAAGCTGAAAATCTGAAAAAACAATATGAAACTGGAGAAAGAAGAGCAGAAACAACAGCAGACAAAATTGATAGAGCTGTAAAAATTGGAGAAACAGTTATTGGTGGTATGGATGCAGTAAATAAATTTAGACAACCTGTTGGTGGTGGTGGAGACCCTTTTCAAAAAAGAGGAGGATCTATAAAAACCAAAGCTTCAATGATGAAGAAAAAAATGGGTGGAGGAGTTAATACTAAAAAGAAAAAGTAATGGCTCAGGCAAAAACTAAAAAAATAACAGTTACTGCCGGTGGTGAAAAACATTTAGTATATAAAAAAACTACAAAAAGAGGTGAAGGTAAACTTGGTAATATAATGGTTAACCATCCTACTAAAGATAAAGGAGAATGGGACACCATAGACTTAACTGCAAAAGGTAGAGCTAAAACACTTAAACAAGGTGTAGCGGATACTAAAAGATGGCATAAAGAAAACCCAGATTATAAAAATAAAGGTAATGGCAAAAACACCCGCTTGGACAAGAAAAGAAGGTAAGAATCCTACAGGAGGATTAAATGCTAAAGGAGTAGCTTCTTATAGAGCTGCTAATCCCGGTAGTAAACTTCAGACAGCTGTAACTACTAAACCTTCTAAGCTTAAAGCGGGAAGTAAAGATGCTAAAAGAAGAAAATCTTTTTGTGCTAGGATGTCAGGTATGCCTGGACCTATGAAAGATGAAAAAGGAAGACCTACAAGAAAAGCTCTTTCACTAAGAAAATGGAACTGTTAAAAACTATATAAAATGAAAACTTGTAAAACTGGTTGTGGTAAAATGAAAGAAGGCGGTAAAGTTACTGCTATTAAAAAAATGGCTAAAGGTGGTTCTATGTTGGGTATGCCTCAGTATCCTAGTGATCCTAGAACATATTCTGGGCACATGCTTAAAAAAGGTGGTACAGTAGCTGTAACTAATAGAACTGTAGGACCAGGTTGTACGGGAGGTATGGTTAAAGATGCTAATGGAAAATGTGTTAATGAAAGAGCAAAAATAAAATTTAAATCAGGCGGTTCTTTAAAACCAGTTCCTTCAGGTAAAGTTGGTTTAGCAAAATTACCTACTGCTGTTAGAAACAAAATGGGCTTTCAGAAAAAAGGAGGAACAGTTAAAAAATAATAATCATGGGATATGATAATAGCTCACTAGATGGAATTATTAAAACTAACCGTGAGTATAAAAAAGGCGGATCTACAGATAAAAACTGGATCCAAAAAGCAGTAAATCCTAAACATAAAGGTTATTGTACTCCAATGAGTAAACCTACATGTACACCAAAGAGAAAAGCTTTGGCAATGACATTTAAAAAAATG